CAGATGCTTTAATTTTTTTCATTACCTCTTCTTGGTTGAATTTTGCCTCAACAACTTTTGATTTGTCTATGAACTTTTGATGCAAGTCATTTACGTTAAATCCATTTAATTGAATTATACCAAATAGATATTTTAGCACATCAACGCATTCCTCTAATACATTGTCATTGATATCTTCTGATTTTTTAGATGTGTGCATTTTCCAATCAATTTCGTCTAGTACTTCATACACTTCTTTTGACAACGCAAGGACATATTCCTTGTTCCATTTTACCTTTAATTCTTTGTTGTTTCTTACATCATCAATTGTAAGACCTTGTTTTGCAAAAAACTTTTCAGTAAACTTTTCTTGTATTTCGAAAATTTCTTTTAGTTTGTCCATTCTTTAACTCTGTCTAATACTTCGTTTGCTTTCATTTTATGGCTCCACTGTGCAAACCTTCCTAACAGTGAAACGTTATCCATTGTTTCTAAATTATAACTTTCTTTTAATTGTATTGGTAAATTTTCAAATTTCATTAAAATTTTATTACCTTGAATTGTATCTCCTTTGATAGGCTCAACAGTTTCATATACTATATAATCTCTAAAAAATGTTTGTCTTGTCCAATCTGTATCTGCAGAGTATACATAATCGTAAAATAGAGATGGGTGAGTTTTTTTAGAAAGCATACTATCTAAATCTTCACCATAACCCGTTTTATAAAAACATTTTGTAGATGTTTGTAAGTCATAAGGTGCTTTATCTATTATTTCGTTGATAGCAAAAAATATATTTAAGTTTAGAGTAGAAATTATATTTCCATATTTACCTTCGACATCATCATTAAACTTTATAGTATTTTCATGTGGATTGAATGATTTTACAGATTTTTCTAAAAGCTGTCCTCTATCTTTAATTATTTCTAACATTTTTGTAAAGAATACTTTATAACTATCTTCTCCTAAATCATCTATTTCGATATGTCTAATTTCTTTCATACCTTCTGACAAAAAACTATTTTCTGATTTATCAACGCCTCTAGTTTTCTTTACATATTTTTTCTTAAATTCGGGTGATGGACTGTCTGAAACATCTCCATTTTCATTATAACCAATTACTGCTATTTCTGTATGTATATTGCTATTTGGAAAAACTTCTTTAATTAAGCTATCCATATTTGGTGTATACTGAAGCAATCTTGGTCCTGGTATAAACGGTATGTTTAACTGGCCTAATGGCTTTTGGTCTACAAGCCAATGGTCTTTTAAGTAATACGCTGCTATAATTCCAGCGGGACCTCCTCCTAAAATATAATTGTTTTCCATTCTATAACCTCCTTATTGTAGTATAATATAACAAATCTTTCTGAAAAATAAAAATTATTTATCGAAAAACTTTTTTAATTCTTGTTGAGATGGATATGAAATTCTACTTTTGCAAAAATCACATGTCCATTTTGGTGTTCCTTTTTCATCCATCTCTATTTTCTTTTCTTTGTGTATACATTCATTTTGAATCTTTTCTATCTCCCTCTTCATACTCCGTATCTTTTCGTTTAACTTGTTTACGTCCATCGGATTTCTCCTGGTTCTTATTTTCGTTAACCAAAAATTGTTCGAAATATAACTGTTCTATCCAGTCGCGGCTATGTAATTTCACAACTTCCTCCTGCACAAGCCAACTCGCCTGATAAATTTGTATTGTCTTCAAGCTCAACAACGTTTGACAAATCTACATTTTTTAATGATGTCATCATTTCTTCGTATGTCTTTTTGTCAATATCTTCAAATGGTGCTTGAGTATATGAACCTCCGTCATAAGGTAATACAGATAGTCCATTATAATGTTTTCTATTTGACCACATCCACTCACCTGCCATTTCCCATTCATCTTCTTTTAATGATATTGTTGCAGATACATTATGAGTATTAGAGCCATTTCTGTGACCTGGACTAACCCATTCGGTTGCAACCTTTTTCACTCTATCTAAAATACTAAATGGAGATTCTGTTCTAAGTATAGAACCTTCAGGTGCTTTTTGTGGTATTTGAATTACAGCAGTATCATGAGGTCTAAAATACTCATCTTCAATTAAGTCAGGATGGTTTTCTACCAGATATGGATATATTGACTCATTCTTTCCAACTCGAATACGTCTAATATAATAATCATTATGCCATGCATGTATACCTGATGAAGTCCCCAATACTAATGAAGTTGTTCCTGCGGGCTTAACTGTTGTTGTTCTTGCTGATTGATTTATGCCAATGATTTTTGCAACTCTTGTATTTTCTCTTTTAACAGTGCTAGCTGCTTTTTTCATATCGTATCCTAATACTGTTCCAGAACCTATACCTGTCATAGACACACCAATCAAAGCATCTTTTTCTGTTGTTTCTCTCCATACATCTCTAAGATAATGGAATTCTGTATATCCTGCTTGCAGCGTGCCGATAAATGCAGCGGCTTTTACTCTTTCATTTAAGTCTTCTTGTGATTCTATATTTGAAACATTTACTTCACATAAATTACAAAACTGAAAAGGTCGTAAAGCAATTTCACAACATGGGTTTGTTCCCCAATCTTTATCATTGTTAAAATATATACCAGGTTCACCAGCTCCAGATAATTCAACTCTTTTCCATAAGTCCATAAAAAATTCTTTAGTTATTTTATGTCTCATTAACACTGCAGAATTATTTGCTCTACCACGCTGAGCATTTAACTCCCACCAGTTTCCTGATTTGCAACCAATCATCTCATCGTCATCTGCATTGAAAAGTGAAATTAGAGCAGCTCGTCTAATACCACCAGCTAATACAGCATCTGCTACATGACAAACAATATCGTGAGCTTCTAAAGTAGAAAGTTTTGAGCCATTTTCTTTTTGTTCTAACATTCCTGTTATTTTTAGAATACATTCTTTTAATGGTTGCGGTCCTGGAGCTTTACCACCTGATGTCACAAGCATTGCTCCTTTAGGTCTAATATCTGAAAAATCAAATTCTACTCTACTTCCACCTCCATTCATATAAGATTTCATAAGAACCTTTATTGCATCAGCCCAACCTTCAATAGAATCTCCAATTAAAAATCTACGTTTTCTTTTTGGATATGGTTTTTGTATTACAGGCAATTTATTTACGTGATGTCTTTGTACAGAATATCCTACACCAGTACCTCCTAATAATAAAAACATAGTTTCACTAAAAGCATCGATATGGTCAATTGGAAGATATGCACAATTATAAATTCTGTTAGGAGATATTTCAATTGGTTTACCACCAAATTGTAATGACCTCATAGATGGCAATATCTTTTTATCATACACCAATTTATATTTTTCCTCTATTTCGTCATTCAACATAGGAAATTTCTTTTGATGCATTTCCTTGTTTCTCGTTACTAACTCTTCCCATGTCTCTCGTCTATTTAACTCTTCGTTAAATTTAGCGTACTTCATATAGACTGTGATGTCTGATAAAATCTGATTTGATATTTCCATAAATTCTTCCCTTTATTAATTAAGTCTGAAAAAGATAGCCGGCCCGGTGAGACCAGCTGTTTGCTAGTATAAATATATTACTCGTCTAATTCCTCAAACCTTTTTTTCATTTCTTTTCGCAAGTATTCTTCGTGATTCCCCATTTGTGTTTTTAGCTCAGCACCTCTTACAGAATTTTGGTCATAGATATTAAAGCTACCGTTATTTGTATTTATTTCACTAGGAAAAGTAATACCATCAGGACCAAATCTATTTTTGATAATATGTATTCTACCTGTTCCCGATACTTTGTCTTCAATCTTTCTACTTAGAGACATAACAAAATCTGCAGTCATAATTTTAGAATATGATTCGGCAATTTTGTCTGCCTGTATTACATTTTCTTGTAGTGCAGACCTGTTAGCTTGTGATGCTGTCCATACTGGTAATTCAAGTTGACCAGCTAAACCTCGTAACTCTTCGTATATATTACCAAGCTCTAATCTATATTCTTTATTTCCACCGTTGCCTCGTAATAAATCTGCATAATCTACAATAACCATATCTGGCTCTTTGCCAAGTATTTTATATCTTTCAACATGAGAAAATATAGTTGATATTGCAGCTGTTTTTGTTGGATAGTATTTTATAACCAAATTACCTTTGATGTCTTTTACTTTTTCTTTTACAGCGTCTATATTATATTTTAATTCCTGATTTGCTATACCTGTTAATACAGAGTCATATCTTAATCCAACATAAGCTTCGTTTAATTCCAGCGTATAATGTAATACATTGAGACCTTTTTTAATTCCTTGTACTCCTAAGTTTACTAACAAAAATGATTTACCAATACCAGCAGGGGCGACAACAACACCAAGCTCGCCTTTACCTAAACCTCCATCCATAAGATTATCCACAACATCCCAACCTGTTGGAGTTATAAGTCTTGTCGCTTGATTATATCTCTCTTCTACAGAATCTACATAATCATGTCCTACATTTCTTTCAGCTCCAGCAGTCATAGCGCTATCGATTTTTCTTTTTATGTCATCATACTTACCTGACTTTAGTAATTCTACAGAATCTATAATTGCATTTTTCAAAACTTTATTTTTACAAAAGTCAATTGTTTGCTCCATTACAAATTCTAAATCTTCTGAATTTAGATGTTTATACGCATCTTTTATATTTGCAACAACTGTCTTTTTTAATACCTCATCAGATATTTCTGATATCTTAACTTTCATCACCTCAGCTGTTGGCTGTGTTTTATATTTTACAAAGTATTCATTTATTGTCGAAACTAAAAATTGATTAGATTCGTTTTCAAAATAAGATACATCAAGTATATCTTGAACTTGTTGTAAAAAATTCTTGTTTTTAAGAAGACACGTAATTATTTTTATTTGAAACGTATAACCAAATTCACTTAATTTATCACTCATAACTCTTTGCCGCCATTACATCTAAATGAAAGAAACATTGTCTTAACCACAAATCAGGATTTCTAATTGCTGTATTTAGTTTGTCTTCTAACATCATTTTTTGAAATTGAAACTTAACCAATCTATTGACTGGTTTTTTTACTATATCTATAATTTTTGATTTTGTAGAACCTCCAATGTTGACATCTTCAAGCTGCATTAATTCGAAGTTTAATTCTAAAATATCTCTACTTTCTGAAATTGTTTTTATAATCTTTGAATTATCATCTGATTTTTCTACAAAATCTAAAATATCATCTG